TAATTGAGGGGGTTTTTTAAACAACTTAAAAATGAGTGATGTAATAACTACTAAAGAATTATCTGCTGTAAGGCAACTAGGATACGATGATAATATAACATATTGCAAGGTGTTTGATTGGTTTAGGAGAAAGTGGGGTTATACATCATGGATAGAGAAAACAGGTAAAGAATACAACTATAAGATTTATGCTAGGGGTGCTTTTCATAGACCCATTTATACTGCATCAGAATCATCATATTGTAACAACTATGAAGAGGCTCAGGTTAACCTACTTAATGAGTTGATATTAATAGTTGGAGAGATTGAAAAATAAATAATAATTAAATTTTATTATATTAGTTAAAATGGTTGAGGTAGGAAGTTTAAAAATAGATGACTTTTTTTTGTATAAAGATTACAAGTACAAAGTAATTGATAAGAATAATATTTTTGTAGTTGCATTTAGACAGCCTTATGATGGTATTACTAGATACTATCTTCATGCAATAGAAGTGAAAAAAAAAACTAAAACAACTTTTTTAAATAATAATCCAAACCATGATATAACAGATAGATACAGAAGATAAATTAACCCACCATGACTGAAAGCAATTTAGAAGTAAAGCAATGGAAAATAGATGATTTAATAGGTGCTGAGTATAACCCTAGAAAATTATCAGATGAACAGAAACAAACTATAAAAGATAGTATTAAAAGATTCGGTTTAGTAGACCCTGTTTTAGTTAACATCAATACAGAAAGAAAAGGTATCATAATAGGAGGGCATCAAAGGACAATGATAGCCAGAGAATTAGGCTTTAAAAAAATGCCTTGTATAGAATTAGATTTAACATTGGAAAAAGAGAAAGAATTAAATGTAAGGTTAAATAAAAATACAGGTGATTTTGATTTTGATTTATTATCAGAACACTTTGAAGATAGTGAGCTTATAAACTGGGGTTTTGATGATAATGAAATAGGATTTTTTGAAATGGAAGAACCTAATTATGAGGATTTAATTGGAGAAGAAAAAAACAAGCCAGCAACAATGAAAATTACATTTGATTCAGTACAACAATTACAAAAAGCAGAAATTGATATACAAGAGTTATTAGATAGAAAATATGAAGGAGCATTTTTTTCAATAAGTGCTGGAGAGTTATGAGATTAGAAAAAGCATCTGCTAAAGCAATTAAATATGCATGTTTAAAATTTCATTATTCTAAGGTTTGCCCTGCACATGCATTTGGTTATTCAGTTTTTAATAAGAAAAATGAATGGTGTGGTGTTATATTATTTGGAGGAGGTGCTGGTGCATTTATGGGTAGGCCATTTGGGTTAAGATTTGGACAATATCTAGAATTAAATAGAATGGCATTAAACGGAAAGCAAGAAAGTACATCTAAGGCTATGAGTATTGCAATTAATCTTATAAAAAAGCATAATCCAACTGTAAAATTATTAATATCATATGCTGATAAGGGACAGGAGCATATTGGAACAATTTATCAGGCAACAAACTGGTATTTTGTAGATGAGTCTAAAAGTAGTGGTGAAGAGGTATTTTATAATAAAAAATGGGTACATAATAGGACACCAAGTAGTAAATTAACTAAAGAACAATATAGAAAACTACCTAAAAGAAAAAAGAAAGGCAAATACAAATATATCTACCCGCTTAATAAAAAAATATTACCTTTATGTAACAAATTGGGTAAGCCTTATCCAAAAAAAGCGATTGAAGTTCATGAGTTGAATACCTTGCATTCCAGTAAGGAGGTAGGCGGTGCGAATCCGACCCAATCGCTCAAAAAAAATCTTAATTAGTATGAGTAAAGAGGACAAAACCCGACATAATAAAAAGAAGTTACTAGAAGCTTTAGAAAAGTCTTTAGGAATAGTTACAACAGCTTGTAAAATTGCTGGGATGCACCGTTCTACTTATTATGAATATTACAATACTGATGAGGAGTTTAAAAAGGCTTGTGATGATATGAGTAATATCGTTTTAGATTTTGCAGAAAGTCAACTACATAAACAGATAAAAGACGGCAACCCATCATCAACAATATTTTACCTAAAAACAAAAGGAAAGGAAAGAGGCTATTACGAAAAGATGTTAAATGAAAACCATAATACTCATTATGGAGAGGTAAAAATAAATTATAATTTACCTAATGGAAATAACACTAAACCCAACGAGTAAACAACATATTGCTTATACTAGATTAAATGATAGCATAACTAAGGAAACTCTTTACGGTGGTGCTGCTGGTGGTGGTAAATCATGGTTAGGCTGTGAATGGTTATTAGTAAACTGTTTACGCTATCCAAAAACTAAATGGTTTATAGGTAGAGAAGAGTTAAAAAGGCTAAGAGCTTCTACATATCAAACACTACTCAAAGTAAGACAACATCACAATTTACCTCATGACTTCTGGAGGTATCAAGGACAGGATAACTTTATTGAATTTCCTAACGGTTCAAGAATAGACTTACTAGATTTACAGTATAAGCCATCAGACCCAATGTATGAGAGGTTTGGTTCATTAGAATATACAGGTGGATGGATTGAAGAAGGTGGAGAAATAAACTTCGGTGCTTATGATGTACTGAGGACCAGAATAGGTAGATGGTACAATACTGAATACAATATACTACCTAAGTTACTTATAACTTGTAATCCAAAAAGGAACTGGATGTATGAGGAGTTTATACAGCCATACAGAGCAAACAAGCTCCCCAGTACTCAGGCATTTATAGAAGCTTATGTAACTGATAACCCATACATAGATAAAGAGTATATTACTAACCTTAAATCTATTAAAGACCAGTCCAAAAAAGAGAGGCTTTTACTAGGTAACTGGGACTATGATAATGATCCAAACAGAATCTACTCAGATGATGGTTTAGATAATCTTCTTACTAATGAATTTATAAAACCAGAAGGCAAGGCTTTTATTACTTGTGATGTTGCAAGGTTTGGAGCTGATAAGACCGTTATAATGGTTTGGCAAGGCTTTGTAATATCTGATATTCATATAATAGATAAATCTGGTATTGATGAGGTTGTATTGACTATCAGACAAATGGCAAATAAATATAATGTTGCTAGGAGTAATATAGTTTTAGACCAGGATGGTGTAGGTGGTGGTGCTGTTGATGTTTTAAAAGGCTCTAAAGGTTTTACCAATAATGCTAAAGCAATAGTTAATAAGTTTAAAAATGAAAACTATAAAAACTTAAAGGCTCAATGCTATTTTAAGAGTGCTGAGAGGGTTAATGATTATGGTATCTACATTGCTCCTAATGTTGCTAATAAATGTTGGCAAGAGTTAAAAGAAGAGTTAGCAAGTATCAAACAGGCTAATCCAGATAACGATGAAAACAGGTTAGGTATAATTGCAAAGGATAAGATTAAAGAGAGCATAGGCCGTTCTCCAGATTATGCAGACTGTTTTATGATGAGAGAGTATTTTGAGCTTGCTAAGAAGTCAGTTAGAGCAGTTGCATAACTTTTTACTTTTGTAATACAATTTTATTATTATATTTGATATTCAAACAAACTAACAATGAAAAAAGACAAAAGATTTAAGGTAAAGAATGAAAACAGTTTTATGTTTCTGCTGGTAGTATTATCAATATTTACAAGCTGTTTATTCTATTGTGAGAAAGTATTGCTAACTATTAAAAAGCTATTTAAGAAATGAATATTAATAGCAAGGATTATCTATTAGATAAGCTTATAAGGTTAGAGGTGTCTAATTATAGGAGAATAGGATTATTAACAGAAGGCAAGTATAAAAGAGAGCCTTTAGGATACTTTCAGGAGCTTAGAGGTATTTACAGTCAGTTAAGTAAGGATGATATTAAACAGCTTATTAATATCAAGCCTAAAAGCGATTGTTTTAATAAGTAATAAAAACCATCTTTTTAAAATTTTATTATATTTATAACATGGAAAAGAAAGAAGTAAAGGCTAAAAAGCCAGCAGCAAAGGCTAAGAAGCCTGTTAAAGTAGAGTTAAAAGATAAACTAAATGAAATAGCAGAGTTTATTGATAAAACTATTGTAGAAGAGCGTAATAAACAACTAAGTACTGTTGCTTGTGCTAGGCTGGGAAAAGTAAAGCAAGATTTAATATTTATTGCTAGAAACATTATCCAATAATGCTGAAAGTAACTATCCTAGATAAACCATATCAAATACGTAATAACTGGGAGGATAACACCATAAAACAAATGGGAATGGCACAAAACTACATTGGTGCTATGCCTAAATGGTTATCCAACTACATCTACTCAGATAAAGATGAGCCTGTAAGTGATTCTAAACTACTAGGCTTTTATGTTGACTGGATAGAGATGTTTAGCGATATACCTAGAAAGTACCTTGAATCTGAAATAAGCGTTAATAAAGCTGATGAGTTAAGCCTTATTGAAATATTTAATCTGGTTGCTAAGTTCTTAGGAGAGCCATCACAAGATGATATAGGTACTTCTGATACTATCACACTAAACAAAACACAATACGTATTAATTAAATCTGTTAAAACTTCTGGAGGTATTGAAAAGATGTTAGGAGGTGCTACTTATAAACATTTCTCAGAATCACAAGCATTAAGTACTTTGTTTCAATCTAAGCAATATAGAAAATGGAGTTACCTAAGTAAGATCACAGCAATACTGTTTAGAGAATCAGAGGATGAGCAATACGATGAAGATATAATAGATATGAGAGCAAAGGCTTTTGAGAATCTTACAATATCTGAAGCGTATAAAGGCTATTTTTTTTTGCAAGAGCATACGAACAAATTACAAAAGTCTATGCTAACATCTTTAACGGAAAAAAAGGCAAAAGCACAGGCACGAAAAGCGAATCCATTGTTAAAAATCTTTACTGGCAAAGCAAAGCTTATAAGATTGCTCAAAAAGGTATTTTTAATCAGAAAAACAAAACTCCTTTAGACAGTGTTTACAGTTCAAATCTTTGGAAGGTGTTAGAGTTTATTAGCATAGAAACAGCAGAGGAAACTTATAAAGCAGAGTTACAGCAACAGGCCCACGATGATGCAATGAAAAAGAATCGTAAAAGATGAATAAAGAGGAGTTTTTAAAAGAGATTTTAGAAGCTTGTGCTTTCTTTCACTGGGAGTTTTACGGTA